ATGGCGGTGAAGAGTTTGCATCTATGCGTGCGATTATGAAGGAGTTGAAGTATCTTGCTAGGGCAACTAATGCTGGTGTCATCATACTTCATCACACTTCTGAGGGTGTGTTGGGTACTCCTTGCCAACCCCGCTCTGCACTTCAAGGTAAGGTGGCACAACTACCTGCTCTCATTTGTACTTTGGGTATTGTTGGTACTTCTATGGCTATTGCTCCTGTCAAGAATAGATATGGGCGTGCCGATGCCAACGCTAACCTGACTTGTTGGCTATCATTTAACCCTGAATATATGTACGTTGAAGACATACCAGAGAATGGATAAGAAATGATAAGAGAAGAAGAAGACGATACAACGCAAGAGATGCGTGCACTTATCGTCCTTGAGATTAAACAAGAGGCAGAGAGACTGGTTCAGAAGATTGAAGATGCCAAGGTTCCCATCACTGATGAGTGGACTGATGGACTCAACGCTGGTCTAGCGTGGGCACAACGCATCTTACGTAAGGACAAGAGCGCAAGTTAATGGCTAACCCTAACGGACGTAAAGGTTCCCAGTTTGAAACCGATGTAATGAAATGGTTACGCAAGATGGGTGCTATGGCTGAACGTCTTACTAAGGCAGGCGCTAAAGACGAAGGAGATATGGTTTGTATTGTCGCGGGACAGACATACATACTCGAACTAAAAAACAGGAAGAGCCTATCGCTTCCTGAATTTTGGCGAGAGGCACAGGTTGAGGCGGTTAACTATGCTAAGGCTAGAGATATATCGGGAGTACCTCTGCATTATGTTGTAGTTAAACGCCGCAACTCTGGCATAGAAAATGCTTGGGTCATTCAAGACTTAGAACAATGGATGAAGGAGAAATCAGGTGACAAGAATTGACAATGACTTGCCAAACATTGCAGATGTCCTCCGTCATTATGGTGCACAAGTACGACAAGGACACGGGCAAGTTAATCTTAAGTGCCCGTTCCACTCGGATACGCACCAGTCAGGTTCCGCCAACCTCGATAAGAATATCTTTATATGCTTTGCCTGTGGCGTTCAAGGCAATAGCCTACAAATAATCTCACAACAGGAGGGAATAAATATCAATGAGGCAAGGACATTTGCAGAAAGAATTACTGGGGAAAGCCAGCAAGAAGTACGCGGAAAGTATTCATCTGGCATCAGATTACCTAGCAAGCAGAGGAATCAGTCAGGAAGTAGCACGTCTGGCGTCATTAGGCGTGGTCTCGGAACCTGAAGTTGGACACGAACAGTATACACATCGTCTGTCTATACCTTACATAACCAAGACAGGTGTAGTAGACTTACGATTCAGAAGCCTTAACCCCGCAGTCGAACCCAAGTATATGGGTATGACTGGAGCAGAAACTAGAATGTATAACGTGCTTGACATTGAAAAAGCAGGGGATTTTATAGGGGTGTGTGAAGGTGAACTGGATACTATTACTCTTAGTTATTGCGTTGGCATTCCTTGCATTGGTGTACCTGGAGCGAACTCCTGGAAGAGACACTACACACGATTGCTTGCAGACTTTCAAAGAGTATTCATCTTTGCAGATGGAGACCAAGCAGGTTCAGAGTTTGCCAAGGGTCTTGCCAGAGAACTTCCAGTTACTATCGTACAACTTCCTGAAGGGGAAGATGTTAATTCTATGTACGTGCAATCAGGGGCGGGATACTTCCACGAGAAGATGGATATGTAAACTTGGAGTTTGACCCTAACGAACCACCCGAGTCTTACTGTCACGAGTGTGATGTGCAGTTTGATAACTCGTTTGATTTGATTGACCATACGTTGGAAGATGATGAAGAGTTCGACCCTTACTATCCTCTTCCCAATGGTATGCAGTTGTACTTGGGGTCGTTGTTAAGATTTATGTACCACCACGCAGAAGAACCAGAACAGATTAAGTTAATGGCACAGTCTACTTATATCACTTTGTTTGCAGCAGAGATGGGCTTTGATATGGTTGATGAATTGGTAGAGGATATGGTGGTTAAGTCTGCTATGCAGAACTTAGACGCTAACATAGAGAAGTTACTAACAAAGGACACAGATGAAGAAGGCGGAGCGTGAAGAGATATGGCAGATTATAACCCACTTGGCAGAACAGGGGCTGAACGTAAAGAATTACACAGTCGAGAACTCAACGCTAATAGTGACCATTCACGTGCCGATTTTGAACGCGCAGTCCGTGACACCTTAACTGAATTGGGTGACCTACTATTAAGCAAGCACCACGATTATGGTCCGAAGAATATCTCTGACTCACCAGGTGGTCCACTTAATGGCTTGCGAGTGCGTATCCACGACAAGACAGCACGTATCAATAACCTGATAGACAATGGTTCATCGGCACAACACGAACCTCTTGAGGATTCCTTCAAAGACTTGGCTAACTATGGTATAATTGCTCTGTTAGTATTGCGAGGAAAGTGGGATAGATGAAAGAACAGGAACTGTTCGACTGGCTTAAAGCAGAGAAGTTCCCCGACCTCATTCACTCCCCCGAAGAATATGATGGCTTTGATTGCACATCAGAAGAAGCAAAACTATTTATAGAACTTAAGTCCAGGAGTACTCACTACCCTGAACTACTGATTGAGAAGATGAAGTATGACTTCCTTCTTGAAGAGTCTGCTAAGTTAGGGCTCTCACCCTGGTATGTTAACTCCACACCTGAAGGCATATGGGCATTCGCTTTGCTCGACCTGAAAGATATTAAGTGGGATGAGAAGTGGCTACCATCTACCACCGAGTTTGCTAACAAGAATAATAAGATGAAGATGGTTGGATTCATCCACGTTGACCAAGGGTTTAAGATTATATGATTGAGTGGGAACGCATCAAGCATTGGGATTACGTAGTTGATTCCGTTGCCTCTGAATACTGTCGTAAGTTTGAGATAGACTTTGATGACATCAAGCAATCACTGTATCAGTGGTTCATCGAACATCCCAATAAGTTAAATGAATGGGAAGCAATCGGTGAGAAGGATGCGAAGAACTTAATCTATCGTAGCCTACGTAACCAAGCACTGGATTATTGCCAGCGTTGGAAGGCTAAGTCAGGTGGCTATGAGACTAGCGACCTGTTCTATTACGAGTCAGATATGGTTGAGGCACTGTTGCCCTCTGTATTGCGTGGTGATTTTAATATTACAGCACAGTTAAATCTTGGCAGACCCGGCAGACCTAGCGCACCCAACGAGGGTGGCAATCTTATGGCGATGATGATTGAGATTGACCTTGGATTCTGGAAGTTAAGTAAAGATGATAGGAAGATATTATTCCTGCGTTATGGGGAGGCTATGCACTTCGATGAGATAGCCAAAGAGATGGAGTTGGGTAGTGAAGACACTGCTCGTATGCGTAACAAGCGTGCCATCAAGAAACTAATCCATAGGATAGGTGGCTTCAAGCCATATCGTGATGAAGATACTGAACCTCAAGACTCTTTGGAGTCGTAGTCCACTTCACCTGGGTCAACCCATAATACTTCAGGGTAATCCTGTATCAACTCTGCGTGATGTAGTTCGATAACTTCTTTCCAACTCTGTACTGTACTCATCTATCCTCCCGTGCTATAGAAACCAGTGCCATTAAATTTAACAGCCGGTGCTGACCATACTCTACCCATTACTGTTTGGCAACAGATTGGTTCCGTGTTGTCACCAAAACTTCTTTCAACTTCTTGTGTGCCACCGCACTCATTACATTTGTAATCATATACCGGCATCATATCTCCCAGTCCATCGGCGTTGGTGCTGTGGATTCTGAACCACACTCCTTGCACTTCTGTCGTAGGTCATACCATCCCACCTCTCTTGATTCAACATCCCACATTACAGTAATCTCGAACATTAAACAACCACATATACAAGCAAAGGTTGGGTTCTCTAAGTTGTACAGGTCGAACATCAATACCAGTTCTTGCGATTGTGGTGGGCTAGTGCCCGGCAGGGTGTGTCATAGCGATGCTCGATATATTTGAACGCGTTCAGTAACTGTATGTCAGGTTGCTTACTCTTCTCCTTGAGCACCTGTCCGATACCAAATGCAGTTGACTTAGGGTTGTCTGCTAAATGGTCGAACTTTGACTCTGCCATAAACAGGGTATGGATACACATTTGCTGACGCTTATCCCAGTTCCACCCAGCCTTGGCGTAGCGCATAGCCATCACCTTGTTCTGATACTTCTGCTTGGGCGTAGCCTTGGTCTGAACCTGTTGCTTAGGTAAAGGCTTACCGATGTTAACCTTTACTTCTACATTGTGGGTCAGAGGAAATGTCCAAGCAAAGACGAACATAATCGTGAGGACTATCACTCTTGTTTTCATCTGATAAGTGTACCAAGTTTTTTCTTAACATCTCGTGCGTGTCGCTTCTCATCTTGTACCATATTGTGAGACTCCTTATATCCTGCCATCAATCCACGCTCGGATGTAATCAAGCCGCCCCATACAGCACCATTACCCCCGAAAGACCACACCAGATTCTCTCGTTCTAATCCCTGGCTTAAACATTCAGATTTAACGGGGCAGGTGTTACATATTTGTATTGCCTCTACAGTACGCAACACCTGCAACTTTTGCTCATCATCAAAGTTGCTGTTGTCATAGTGCCATAGGTCAGGGTCAGGGTGTCCAACACAAGCCCCCTCTGCGTGCCAGTCTCTTGAATTATTCAACCGATTACTCCTGTCATATATAGAATTGATACCAACAATAGGTAGGGAATGACAAGGCTACCGCCACCACCGAAGAATAATATTATGTAAAGTAAACTAGCGTCTCTTAGTAATTTCATACCGCCTTGAGATGGCTAACCTTGAGTACGGACTCCGCCTCTGCGTGGTGTATATCTTCCAGGTGCACATTCATATGTGCCTGGTGTTGATACAACCACTCATCTTGTTGTGCGTACTCCCATAGATGAAACTCCCTTGGTGGTTCAAGCCCATCGGGTAACCACACATTCATAATCCTTACACCTTCAACCTTATATGACACGCGATATTGACCGCCCATTATTTACTCCCATCGTAGACAACTTCATTACTCATACCACAGTTAATGCAATCGAACCAGTATGTTCCATCGCTATCTTCCCAGTCTGTGTTCTCTGCCTCGCAACCATCTGCTTCGCATATCACTACGTACTTACTCATCTTCTTCATCTCCTTCTGCCGGGAATAACTTATCCCAACATTCAGAATGTGTGCCCGATATAAGTAACTCTCTATCACCATCGCTCATATCCGGGAAAGCATTTTGTATATACTCTCCCTCTTGCCAACTCTCCACCGCTTGCCGGTTAAGAGTAAGCACCTCGAACTTATCGCATACGCAACAGGTCTTGGTCTTTACCGCAATCGTGTCACTCATCTTCATCACCATCAACCAGGATTCCAAGGTCTCGCAACGCTTTCATCGCTTGTTCAAGTGTAGATATTGCCTCGTCTATTTGTTCTTTGGTACTCATCTTATTCTCCTGTCTCTTGCGCTAATGTATCTGTCTTTCCTTCTTTAATGCAACCGGCGCATACATACCAGCCGCCGTCAATCTGTATGAAGTCTGCCACCCCTTCACAATGCACGCATTCTTCTTCCACTTTATTCCCCTGTCTCTTCTGCTATCGGTTGCGCACTAAGGATTCCTAGTACGGATAAAACTATAATCGGTAAGCCTGCAATTATCAAGAGTGTCACGGCTTGCACCCACAATTTTCTAATGGCGTTAAGCAATCACCGCAGAATGCGGTGCACTTTGTGCACCCATCACCTTCACACTCACCGCATAATTGTTTACTGTAATCCATTAGGTAGCCCTCTTGCTTGCAACTTGTGCACACATCATCAAGGTTATCTGCCTGTGATTCACCACACCAACTACATCTTGTAAGTAAAGTAGTCATAGTTCCTCCTTTGAGTTGTTAATATATTCGCAATCGGTGCAGGTGTACACCTCTCCATTGTTGATAGGCTTTTCCCACCTTGCCCCGCAATCCGCGCAAGCGTATTGATACGGGTAGCAGGTGATGCACCCATCTGCCCCGCACCCGTAGGTCATTCTTCTATCTCTTCACATTTATGTTGATATACGCCACAAGTCCAGCAAATATCACCGCACAAATAACAATACAACGCGCCAAGAATATCTTCTTGCATATCTTGCGTCTTGCTATCTTCCTTGCATATATGGCAGGTTGAGAATTCGTTAAGTGTATCTGTGCTCATAATCCACCCGCCATACATTCAATCATCGTGCCCCAACAATACCCCGTGCCCGTGTACCATATGTGCCCAATGAATTCATACATACCATACATCGCAAGCCCTGCCCCTGCTATCAATAGCACCTTGAATGCTATCTCACCTCGTCTAGTTAACTTCATTCATCTTCTCCTGTCTTGTGTAAGTAACCGCCCATCGTGCTATGCAATCCGGTGTGGATTACAATATCCCCCGCACTATCCTCTGTCAATCGTGCCCCTGGCATATTCTCTTCGACCCAATCCTTGAGTTCCT